CCACGGCGACGTGCAGTTCGATAATCGACTGGCGAAGCGGCGGCAGTTTGTCGGTGCGCAGGATGCCCGAGCACACGAGGTCCAGCATCACGTACTCGCGCAGGCGTTCGAGCGCGGCGTGGTCGATGGCTTCGGTCTTGCCGGCCGCGCTGGTCGCCGGGATCGCCAGGAACCTCCGCGTGCTTTCGTCGATGGGCATTCCGAGGGGTCGGCTGTAGAACGGATCGTTTGCCATGATCGCCTCACGCGGTGCGGTGGACCAATGCCAGCAGGTACATGCCGGACTTGATCTTGATGTCTGCGATCTCGATGCTGTACTCGCTGCCCGGCAGGCGGCGCTTCGCCTGATTGACGGAGGACTGCACGCTGTTGCGCAGCTTCTCGGCCAGTGACGACACGAGCGCGATGGCCTCGCCGATGGGCAGGGACGGATCGATCTGCTGCACGCGCGCGGCCGGCTGGTCGCCCACGTTCAGGTCCGCCACTGCGGATGCGAAGCTGGCCGAGCGTGCGCGCGGCGGCGGTGCCACGTCCGCCTCGGGACCCATTGCCGCAACCAGGGCGGCGCTCAGTATTGCTTGCTGTTTCGATGACATGGTATTTCCTTGTTAAGTGATTTACTTGACTGCGAGGCCGAGCCAGCTATCGGCGGTATCGACGCAGCACATCGCGTCGCCCAGGTGGCCGATCACGCGCTCCATCTGTTTCGCCTTCTGCGACTGCGGGCGTTTCTCGTCCAGGTTCCCCAGCGCGATCTCTTCCAGGTTACGCAGTTGTTCGATCTCGGCGCTGATCGCAGCGAGTTTAACGCGGATGTTGCGGACGGCCTCGCGGCGCTCTTTGTTCATGGTGTGTTCCTATTCATTGAAGAAAGTGCGGCGATTATGAACGACAAGGAAAAACCCTGTCAACAAATTTTGAAAAACGCGCCCCGGATTTTTGGAACGGGCCGGCTTTCCCAAGTAAGGGCGGGCCGATTTCGGAAAAATCAAATCAAAATTTTGGAACCGGACGGACCTCCAAAGTAAGCGGGAACACCTTGTCATTCCGTGCTGCGGCGCAGCGATTTTCCACGCAAGTCGGTGATCCTGTTGGCGCCAGCGCCAGGTCGACATCGCGGATTTTCCCGAAAACGCAGGAAATTTGGTCGGCCCGCATAGCGCACCGTGGAATATTCGGAAAATGTCGCCGATCGACGGCGCGATTGTTTGGCGGAATGGTTGGAATAGCGGCGGCGCGTTCGGTTTTGCATGGCCGGTCGGCGTGGCCGGGTCTTTCCATGTCGTGAAGTCGGCGCACCTGCAAACCGTGTGACAAGGGCGCAACGTGTCGTTAGCTCGGCATGATGCAAATCGTTTGACAAGGAAAAACCCTGTCATTAGAATTGCACTCAGTCGGACAGTTCCGGCTTAAAACAATCCCTCAATAGGAGCAAACCATGTTGAACAAATCCGCTTACCTGCACATGCCGCTATCGGGTGCGCTGGCTCGCCAGCGTGAAAACCTGATTGGCAAGATGACCCATTACGCCGAAGTCGGTGCCTATAGCTTGATGGTTACGAAAGAGGTAGGTTTGCGCGGCCCGTTCTGGCATATCGTCGTGAGCAAAGGTTTTTGTGTCGTGGCAAGGGACATCCACTATGCCGGACCCGATCAGGCATGGCGGCGCGGCTCCGGCATGCTGGCTGTCCTGATCGGCGTAGAGGTGAAGGAATCCATGATCTGCGACGACGGCAACGTTATCGGCGTCGCCAACTACAAGACCAATCCGGCTTACACGATCAACGGCGCGGCCGTGATGTCGATTCCGAAAAGCCTGAATGGCGGTCGTGTGCCGTCGCTCGAAGAGTGCGCGGACATCCTCGACGGTGTGAGCATCAAGGAATCGGACGGCATGATCTTTGCGGCGCATGATCTGCACAATCTGGCGCGCGCTATCGTGCTGGAAGTCGTGGCCGAACTGTCCGGCGCATCGGCTGGCGCGGCGCTTACCGTTACGGGCGACGGGACAACGCGCGGCGTAAAGTATGTGATGTGGTCCGGCCGGCGCTCGCACACGCTGCATGCCGTCGCCACGTCACCCACACGACTGCGCGCGCACTGGTCCGGGTTCGTCGAGAATTGCGCGTTGGACGAGATGCGCAAGGAACCGCCAACCATGTACGACCGCATACAGGAACGGCGCCGCGCCAGCGTACCGGCCGCACCCCTCGAACCGGGCAACCCTTGCAACGACTGCGGCGCATGCCTGCACGTCGACCAGTCGGACCAATGCGACGACTGCCGGCAGGTTGCGCCGTCCGTGGTCAATCTGTACCTCTGCCCGATCTGCAAACACGAATGGCGCGATGCGTGGATCGCAGTCGATAGCGACGACTGCCCGAACTGCGGCGCAAAGAACGTCGAGCCGTACGACAGCGAACACGACGACGACGAGGCCGCAGAATGAGCAACGACAAACGCACCGAACACGCCACGCGCAACGCGGAAGAGGCCGCGCAGATCATCCGCAGTGCGCCGGCTAACTCGTCGTTCTTCCTGCATGTGCGCATGGACGCGCCAACGTCGGACGGCAAGCATTACGTGCCCGGCGGATTTTCTGCGGCCGTGCAAGTCTCGCGCGGCGTCGCTGAACGGTTCGTTACTGACGCGTTCCGCGCGTCGCTGACTGACAAGGATTGCGTGTTGCGCATCGTTGAGCATGTGGGGGAACGGCGCACGCGCTGGAAGTCGGGCACGATGGAACGCGAGGAATACGGCAACCCGCGCCGCCATTACTGGATAGGCTAAACAATCTCATGCAAACCTGTTGACAAGGTTTTTCCTTGTCATTAGAATTGCACTCAGTCGAGCAATTCCGCGCGACGCAATCGAAGGGTAGGCCATGTCTGACGCCGTTTTGTTCCGTATCGCTGATGTTCTTTCCCTGCCGTTCATCGGCTTCGCGAGCGTTACGGCCGTCGTCGCGCTGGTCAACCTCATTCACTCTTTCTAAGGTCCCAATCATGGCAATTTACAAAAAACAGTTAATCGCGCATCTCGCCGCCCGCCTGCATTCTTTCGGGTATCAGGTCTACATTGCAGAGAGCAAGGAATACGGCTTTTATACGGACGGCTCGCGCGTTGTCAGCTTTGGCGGAACGTGGGAATTCATGGTCGATTTCACCGGCAACTATCGCGCTAAAACGGATGCTGGCGCGCGCACGATGGGCACGGGCTGGGGTATCGCAAAAGAACTGTCCGACATTACGGAAGAACAGGCGCACCGCTTCGTTACGTCCAGCGCGCCGACGTGGGCAACGGGCGGACATCCCTACACGCTGGTAACGCCCGAAGAACATCTCAAGACCTACGACAAAAGCTCGCATTACACGCTGTACACCGGCCCGGTTCAATGGGTAGCGCACGCCACGGCAACGCGCGGCGGCCGGGATGTCACGATCTGGACCCGCGACGACGACGGCAAAGCGCTGTATCAGGTTGGCGAAGTCTGCCCGACGTGGGAAAGCGGCGGATATTACGACCTGTCCGAACTGCTGCGCCTGCGCGGCCTCGACCTGAAAAAATAAATCGTTTATACAGTTTAAAACAATCCTCACGAATAGGAGCAAATCATGACCAAAGCGCCCGCAACGATCCAACAGAAATTCATGCGTCAAGCAATCGTGACGCGCGTTCTCAACCCCACGAACACGCGCGGAACCCGCATCAAAGCGACGGCGCAAGCCGGCAGTATCACTATCGGATACGACGAGGCCGGAAGCACGCCGGAAGAACGCCACGCCGCAGCAGCCGCAGCACTGGCAAAGAAATTCGGATGGGATAACCGCGACTACTACGGGCCTATGATTGGCGGCGCACTGCCGGACGGGTCGTATGCGTTCGTGGAAGTGCCGCGCGAAGTTGCCGCCGCATACGCTGCGAGCATCGCGCCGAAATTCCGCATCACGGCCCGCACTTGGTACGGGAAGAACGGCGGCGAGTTTCGCGCCGAACTGGTGGACATCGCGACGGGTTCCAAGCTGGTCGGCGTGTCCGGTACGACGTGGGGCAGTGACGCATGGTCCTATGCGATGCGCGACGCCATGCACGCACAGCGGCCCGACCTTTTCCCCGACCACGGCGGCGGACATCCGACTATCTATTTTCGCGAGTCGTGCGGCGCGGACTACGACCATAAAGAAGTGCCGCGCAAACGCGATCTCTAAATCGTTTATACCGTTTAAAACAATCCTACCGATAGGAGCAAAAACCATGATTGACTTTCTGAACCTCAGTTTGCGCGGCGGCGCGATGGCTCGTCTCTGCATCCTCAAGAATCGCGCGGCCTACACGAACGCGCACGATGTGAACTTGCCGCCGTCGCGCCGGTTCGCTGACTGGCGCGTGTTCCGCGCGCAAGCTATGGATGTCGAGCGGCACGACGACCTGTCGCCCGGCCAGCAGTCGGACGGCGCGCGCATCTGGTACACGCACGGAGACGGACCATTCAGGCATGAGCGTTACGCCGACGAGGTGAACGGCGCGCATATCGATCATACGGGCTGGTTCATCAGCGACGAACAGGACGAGAAAACGCGCGGCATCGTGGGCGGCCTGACGCATGGCCGATACATCGCAGGCTATGAGGATGCCGGCGGCGCGCGGGTCTACTTTGACCGCGTGTACGACGACGAACGGGAAGCGGCGCGCGGCGCTGATCGTGAGGCGGAAATTGTGGCCGAATCCGAACGCGAATATAACGCGCGCTGGAAAAAGGCCCAATCCCTGCGCGACGATGCGGAAGAGGCCGAAAAGCGCTTGCGCGCATACCTTGCCGCACGCAACGATAAACGCACTGCCGCGCGTGAACTCGCAGAGATGGAAATTGAAAACCTGCGCAGCATCCGCGCAGAACTCGCCGACTATTCCGACATCGAACGCTAAGAGGCCCGCCATGACCACGACCATTTACAACAATGACGGCAAAGCCGTTGCAACGTCCAAGAATCTGCGCGCGATCCTGCGCGGCGCTTCAGCATATGGCGGGGTGCGTCGCATCATGGTTTCAGCCGTGACCATGACGCACGACGGCCGACCCGCTACGCCGGGCGGCGCAGAGGTTGCGGTCTACTACCTTAACGGGTTCGTCGGAAAAACTGAATTCGTGTCGCATGCGCATGCGGTGGATTGGGCTTTCGAGCGCTCGCACATTCGGCCGCGCACGTCCTACTTTGCCGGGTGCGACGTGTACGCACCTGATGCTGAACTGACGCCGTTTGAACGTGCGTACATCGGCGCGGCCCTTTGGTCGAGCAACGCGAGCAACGGCAATCCGTTGGACGATTATTTTGATGCTTACGATCTGGACGCCGACACGCGCGCCCGCATGGTTTCGGACTGCCGCGACTTCCAGCACGAGCAACGCGAATTGCTCAAAAAGGCTTATCCGCTGTACCGTGAAAAGCTCGGCATGGAGTACACGCCGGACGAACGCGCCGGGCATGATTTCTGGTTGACGCGCAACGGACACGGCGCCGGCTTTTGGGATCGTGGCTTGGGTAAGGTCGGCGACCAGTTGTCAGAGGCCGCAAAGCTGGCAGGCTCGCACGACATCGACGAATACAACATGACCGAACAGGCCCGCATTGCGGCCGACATCACGACGGAAGAGGAATAACGACCATGTGCAAAACCGATCTCAAGCAATACCGGACCATTACGGGCGAACCGCGACGCATGGCAATGCGCGCCCACCTGACCACGGCGCACGGCTTGCGCTTCGGGCTGTCGCATGAAGACCTGACGCGCGACCAGCGCGCGGCGCTGGAAGAGATGGCGAAAGCCGTGTCCTGGCGTAAGGGCATCTCTTGCCGCCTCACCCTGGCAGCAGCTTTTTACGTGTATCTGTCGCGCGGCGTGTCCACGACCAGCAGCGCACCGACCAGGACGCCGACCAGGGCGGCGCCGGGATCGCGTCAGGCGTTCGTGTTCGGTAGGGGTCACGCATGAATGCCGTAACGTTCCTGCGCATCGTGGCCGAACTGCTGGCCGTGTTCGCTGGCGGGTGCGTCGCGCTGGTTCAGGTCGGCATCGGCGACAAGGGCGCCGCACTGACAACGTGCATCGTTGCCGGCATCATTGCTTGGATCGTGCGGCCCGATGCCGAAGCGCGCGCCACGTTCCACGAATATCAAAAGCAGCGCGAGCGATTCAGCAAACGCTACTAGACCGCGTTTCATCTCTTCCCCAAAGGCCCGCCATGTGCGGGCTTTTTCTTTTGGCCTTCCGCCTCGTGTACGTGTATGCGTGCATGTGCGTTCGTACGTGTACGCGAGCGGGCCGCGCGTGTCCGCTTGGACGTGAACCCGCATAGAGGCCCGTAGCGGCGTCGCTGTGGGGCGGCCTGTCCTGCATGGCGGGGTGCCGCTGATGTCCGCATGGCGGGCCTGTCTCGCCTGTCCTATCCCCATCGATCAGCATGCCCGGATGCCGGAATGGCTGCATGGCAGCATGTCGGGGTGTACCCATGCACTATCGATGCTGTTCCTGGGCCTGCAATGGGGCCGCCATTCAACGATCTACCCTCAACCCTCATCACCCTACGTCGACGGCCTGCGCGCGGCGTGGCGGGCTGCTGGCGGGGTGGGCCTGCCTCGAAGGGGTCAACGGGTCCCATCCGGCGCGTTTTGGGCCTCGGGGGTCCGACGAGCCCCGGTTTCCACGCTTTTTCGGAAATCACCATAGCACCAACTCGATGACAGGGTTTTACCCGGTTATCCGACCAGCAGCAGCGGGAGGGGATGCACCAAAGATTCCTATAAACGGGATTTTCTATTTACTTCCTTCTGACTTTTTTTTATTTTTTCTCACGTCACGTAGTCAAAACTAAGGAAATAAAGAACTAGAAGAACGGGAAGAGGGGTAAAACGGTGAAAAGTTGCACTTTTTGTACCGGAAGTGCTCTATAAACGAGACTTTGAAGTCGTAGCCGTCTACAGATTTTTTCAGTGTACCCGAAGCCGACGACGAAGTGGCCGGAATAGGGATCGTCGCGTGCAAAAAAAAACCCGGCACAGTGGCCGGGCGAAGACTCGGTGAGAGTCAGATGGAGCGGACGCCCGCGAGAACGCCCGCATGAAGATGGTGCGCCTATCCGTAGCGCTCGCATTGCGCCAGGTCAGAGTTCATCGTCGTCCTCCGCCATGCGGGCCTTCGCTTCCTTCACGTACTTCCGCACCTTCTCCGTGTCGACGTGGATTTCGCCTTCATCGGTGCGGTACTGCCACATTTCCGGCTCCCGCGTGTAGAAGGTGCGCAGATCGCCGGCCACGCGGATTTTCCCGATGCTCTCGAAACGGTAGCGGGCCAGCATCGAGCCGACCGCCTTATTGCCCGGCACGTCCTGGCCGCGATCCATGAGCACTTCCGCCAGCCGGCCGCCGTCGATCAGGTCGTTCGTGATGAGCGGTTCTTCGCCTTCCGCGATGATGTCGAACACGTTCTGGATGAACTCGGGCTGCGCCTGGCGGATCATGTAGGTCTTCGCGTCGGTGTTCGGCGCATCGCCGAATGGCCGGAAGTCTTCGGCTTGCTCGTGTTCCAGCAACCACTTCCGCAAAGCCGGCGCGCACTCTTCGATGGTCGCGTACAACTTGTCGTAGTAGTCCGGGTTCTCGCGCTTGAACGCATCCAGCTTGTCCTTCCGCTGCCACTGGCTGAACAGCACGCAGTATCGCCGGCCGTCGTCGTCCAGCGGCAGCGCGTCGCGGAAGTTGGAGAACAACAGGTAGCTCGTGGTGTTCACCGCGTCGTATGTCGCCTTGCCCTTCGGGTGTACTTCGATGATCCGGTTCGTGATGAACGGCTTGATCCGGTTCAGCAACTCGAACTTGTTGGTCGCTTTGATGAGGCGCACTTCCTCGATACAGGTAAGGCACTGGCCGACGACCCAATCGGTGAACGGGCTTTCCAGGATGTGCGCGTTGAGCATCTGGACGTTCGACACGCCCATGACCGCGCGCATGAGGAAGCCGAAGAACGACTTGCCGTCACCCTCGACACCTTGCAGCAGGATCGACCAGTTCACATGCTTGCCCGGATTCTGCACGACCCACGACAGCCAGTCGACAAGCATGCGGCGTTCTTCCGGCTTCACGAGCAGGTGACGAACGTGATCCTTCACGCGGCGGATCGCCTTTTTGTCACGCGGCAGCAGTTCGTCCGGCAGTTCCGGGATTTCGTGCTCGGGGTACGTGTTGGCGAAGATGCCGTCCGCGCGATGGAAGATCGGGTCCGCACCAGGCTCATATCGGCGACCGTTCACGACCGTGATCTTGAATTGGTTCAGCGCGAGCGCCGATGCCGTGTTGGTCGGCGAACTGCGGCCATCGAGCACGTCCTTTTTCGTCAGCGCCTTCCGGTCGTACATCGCGTTGAAACCCTGCTGCGTGGTCGAGATTTTGCGCTTCGTGTCGAAGAAGCGGTCGTCGCTCGTGTCGTACACCCACGACTCGGCCCACCCTGGCGTCTTCTCGCCTTTCGCCGGCTGATACGCGATGGCTTTCTTCACCTCGGACAGCGGCGTTTTGCTCGCGGTGATAACGTCCAGCCGATCCTTCGCGAGCGATGCCAGTGCCGCACGCGCCAGGCCGTCGATCTCTGCTTCGCGCGCGGCGTCGCGGGCCTTGTTCCAGTCGGCCACGTCCTTCGCATTCGCGAAGTTGTCGCGCAATTTCATGGTCAGCGCCGCAGACGTTTCGGCCGCCGCTTCTTTCGACAGACGCAGGATGTAGCGCGCGGTGATCGGCGCACGCTTTTTGCCGTCGATGGCGAAGTCTTTCCAGCGGCGTTCGAGCGCATCCAGGTCGAAGTTGTCGGCCGTCTCGGACCACTCCTTCCAGAGTTCCATGCCTTCGTCGGCGCCGTCGAATTGATGGTGCAACGCCATGCCGACCTGGACCCATGTGTCGTAATCCTCGGGGTTCGGCACCATCATCAGCCGGCCGCGCAAATCTTCCTCGGTGATGTCGACCGCGTTGGTGTCTTCCATGAACGGATTGTCCAGGTCGACCTCGGCCGCACCAGGATCGCGGCGCTTCTTCACGACTTTCCAGTCGGATTCCTGCGCCGCGCGCTTCTCGAACCAGTCGATGAACGCCTGGCACTGTTCGACGGTGATGTCGATCAGTTCGTTCTGCCGGATGGTCAGTGGTCCACCCTCGGAAATGGTGTCGCCGTCCTTGTCCAGCTTTTCGGCCGGCCAAATGTACGGCTTCCCGGTGTCCGGGTGGGTGTGGTACGCCACGAATTGCTGGCCGTCGCACAGGATTTCGATCTGGTGCAGATCGCCCCATTCGTCCTGGTACTTGGCCGACCGCATTTTGCGGAATGGCGTGTCGGTACGGAACAGCATCAGCCGCTTCGGCGGCATGCCAATGCGGACAGGCCCGTCACCGAAAATCTCGCGCGCTTTTGCCTCCGCTTCGAGCGCGATTTCTTCGTTGCGAACGTCGATGTCGACGGTCGGGTTCCGTTTCGTCAGGATGCCAACGCCGGAATAGCGATGTCCTGATTCGATCCATTCGTCGAGTTGCGCTTTGGTCGAGCGGGCGCTACTCCAATTGTCGAAACCTGGTGCTTTTTTGCCGACAGCGATGGGAATGATGCTGTATCCGTTGTCGATCAGTCGGGCACCGAGATAAGCGAGTGGACCGCTGTTCTTCGGTGTGAATTCTTCGTTCATCAGTGGGCCAGTTCGTGAATTTCAAGCGGATAGATCAGCCACTCGCGACGTACGGTGTTTCGGCCGCACGCCCTTTCGATCTTCGCGGCGATACCTGCCGAAAAACGACCTTCACGGATGGCGGCGTGTACGTGCGCGCGCTCGATCTTGCAGTGATCGGCCAGCGCGGCGATGCTGGTGTTCGGCGTCGCGTGCAGCGCCGCCAATCCGACCATGTATCGCAATCGACGCTGCGCCAGTTGCGCCTCTACGTCTTCGGCGCTCAATTCGGGATCGCGCGGGTTTTCGACCCACGCCGGGAACGTAATCATGTGTTAGACCTCCTGTGCATAGAACAACTGAGTGAAATGTGAACAAATTATCGCACACACACTTGACGACCAGCAAATCGGCATGAGAAGATGCTGTCCATGCACTGATCGACGACAAGGTAATTCTGTGGCGGCCGAATATGACAAAACTAGCTTCGGAATTCAGCGGAGACGCGTGGATGCCGCTCGCATAGGCGTAATTCGGGAAGTCACAATTGAGCGCCTGTCGTTCGTGGTCGACCCGACGCATCGGGAACACCTGGAACGACTTCTCGCCGCAATCGACGACGTGCTGATGGACTTGAATTCTTGATTTGCAAATGCGCTGGCCGATTGGCGGTAGTCCGGCGCACCTTTTTACCCGCCCTTTCTCACAACGGAGCACTACATGTCCCTGGAACAAGCACTGAACGAAAACACCGCGACCATGAAGCAACTGATCGCCGCCCTGGCCGCCGCTGGCACCGTGTCCGCCGCATCGACCGGCACCGCTGCTGACGCAGGCGCCGCGACGACCACGAAGACCAGCACCGCCAAAGGCAAGACCAAGACCGCCGAGAAGGCCGGCCCGACCCGCGAAGAGATGGTCGCCGCCCTGACGGAAGTGAAAGAGAAGTTCGGCGCGGCCGAAGCGAAGGCCATCATCTCGAAGGCCGGCGCTGCGAAGATGGCCGAGATCGCCGACGACAAGATCGCCGCTACGTTCACGCTGGCGAAGGCGAAGCTGGAAGCGTCGAGCGCCGACGAAACCGACCCGGAAGACGACGGCCTGTAATCCGGCATGACCGAGCACACGTTCAGCGTCGCAGAAATGCGCGCTGCGATCCAGCGGGTGATGGACGGCGGACACTCCGTTTTCTCACCCTCGGGATCGAAGATGTGGCTCGGTTGCGCGGGATCGCTGATTCCCAATCTGTTCGCGCCGGATGATTCCGGCAAGGATGCGGCCTACGGAACCGTGGGCCACATGGTAGGCGAAGAGTGGTTGAAGACGGGCATGCGTCCGAAGTATTTGCTGGGCCGTCGCGAGTTCGTGCAGGCCGGCGAATGGGGCTACCTGATCGACATCGACGAGGCGATGTTCGAGTACGTGAAGCGGTACGTCGACTGGTGTAAGAACCTGCCCGGCGATCACTACGTCGAAACCCGCGTCGACTTCTCCCGCTTGACGCCGATCCCTAACCAGGGCGGCACCGCTGACCACTGCGCATGCACGTATCAGCGCATGGTCATCACCGACCTGAAGATGGGTAAAGGCGTTCGCGTCTACGCGAAAGAGAACAGCCAGGCGTTGCTATACGCGCTTGGCTTTTTTTATGAGTGGGATTGGCTGTACGACTTCCAGGAATTCGTGATCCGCATCGCGCAACCGCGCCTCGACGTGTTCGAGGAATGGGTGGTGGATCGGAAGTATCTGCTGTCCTTCGCCGAATACGTGAAGGAACGCGCTGCCGCAGCGTGGGTGCAGAACGCACCGCGTACGCCGAGCGCGGAAGCGTGCCAGTGGTGCAGGGTGCAGTCGACGTGCGCGGCGAAGGCGAAGGTCTTGATCGACCTGACCGGCGGCGCGTTCGACGACCTGGCTCCCGAGGTGACGCAGGAAGAGATCAACGGCTTCCGCGAAGCGCTGGCCGAGGACCTGGTGCCGTCGCCGGTCGATCCGGCGAAGTTGACGACGCTGGAACTCGAACGGCTGTACGGCTGGCGCAATACTGTCGAGCGGTTCTTCAAAAAGGTGGGCGAAGAACTTGAGCAACGTGCACGCGACGGCGTAAAGCTGCGGCTGCACAAAACCGTGGAAGGCAAGTCGTTCCGTGCTTTCCGCAGCAAGAATGAGGCGGTCGAAAGACTGGTCGCCTTGGGCCTGGATCGGGATGACGTGCTGGTCGAACAGCTTGTCAGTCCGGCGAAGGCCGAAGAGTTGTTGATCGCCGAGGGCTACAAGAAAAAGGACATCCCGGAACTGCTGGATGGCCTGATCTTCAAGCCGCCAGGCAAGGCAACTCTGGCGTCGATCAAGGATTCGCGTCCAGCATTGAACGTGAAGTACGACGACGCTTTTAGCGAATTTGGCGAGTGATCGTAAATTCATTTATATCGTTTATATCGAAGGAAGATTGAAATGGCACAACTGACTGTCAAAGAGCGCGGCAAGAACTACGTGATCTACAACGAGGGCGTGATCCGCATCGACAACGTGCGCTTCTCCTATCCCCACGTCGACAAGCCGTGGAAGAAGGAAAGCGACAAGGGTGTTCCGAAGTACGGCCTGGTCGGCCTGCTGCCGAAGGAAACCCACGAAGAAGCGAAGACCGCCATCGCGAAGGTCATGAAGGCGATGCTGGCCGAGGCGAAAATCACCGTCCCGGCTGACAAAAAGTTCCTGCGCGACGGCGACGCCAACCGCGACGACGACGATGACGCAGAAGGTGATGGCAACACCTACAAGAATCACTGGTTCATCAGCGCTCGCGAAACCAACCGCCCGACGCTCCGCGACAAGAAGGGCAACAAGCTGGACCCGGTTGAGGACTTGCAGCAAATCCTCGACATGTTCTACGGTGGCGCATGGGGCCACATGCTGATTCGTCCGTGGGTGCAGCAGAACGAGCACGGTAAGCGACTGAACGCCGGCCTGGTCGGCGCGATGTTCGCGAAGGACGATAAGGCATTCGGCCAGGGTCGCATCGACGATTCCGGCGCCTGGGATGTTGTCGACGGTGGCGACGAAGACGGCGACGAAGACGACGACCTGTAATCCACGAAGTACCCGCAACGCCGCAGACTCACAACCTGCGGCGTTGTTTCGTTTAGAGATCACCATGCCCATCTCCATAAAAACATTCCTCGACGAGCGGCCCGAGGCCGCATGCGACACCGAGTGCTACCGCGACTATTGGAGCATCGGATTCAAGAACCTGGAAACCGGCAAGAAGCTGATCCTGGAAAAGTACGACGGCGTGGACCTGGACCGCCGCAAGATCGCGAAGGTGATGCGTAACTTCCGCCTTTACACCTTCAACGGCCTGGGCTACGACCTGATGATGATCGCGCTCGCGATGGCCGGCGCGAGCAACGAGAAATTGAAGCAGGCGAACGATGCGATCTTCGCGTACCGCCTGCCGCTGTGGAAGTTCCTGGACCGCTACAACTGCCAACTTCCCGACTACCTGGACCACATCGATCTCATGGAAGTCGCGCCCGGCGTGAAGCTGTCGCTGAAGAAGTACGGCGCGCGCATGAACATGCCCTGGTTGCAGGAACTCCCCATCGACCCGAGCGAATTGATCGGCGCCGCGCGCCGGCCGCTGATGCGCAAGTACCTGGGCAACGACCTGGACACGACCGGCGAACTGGCGCTGCGCCTGCGCGAAGAGATCGACATCCGCAACGAGATCAGCGTCGAGTACGGCGTCGACGTGCGCTCGAAGTCGGACGCGCAGATCGCGGAAACCCTGATCGGCCGCGAGGTCGAGAAGATCACCGGCTACAAGCCTGAAAAACCGACCGTCAAGACCTTCTCGTTCAAGTACGATCCGCCTGCGTTCATCCGCTTCAAGACGCCGTTGCTGCGCGGCGTGCTGGACGACATCATGGCGACCAGGTTCTTCGTCTCGGCCGAGGACCCGGACGACAAGAAATCCTACGGCGTCGTGAAGCTGCCGCAGACATTCAAGACCATCAACGAGCGCCTGCGGATCGGCGGCACCGACTACAGGATGGGCATCGGCGGCCTGCACTCGAAAGAGAAGCGCCGTTCCTTCGTGGCCGACGAGGACACCATCATCGAAGACCGCGACGTGCGCGCCTATTACCCGCGCCTGATCCTGGGCTGCGGATACGTGCCGCAGGCCGTGGGCAAGCAGTTCGTGCCGATCTTCACGCGCTTCGTCGAACTGCGCGACAGGTACAAAGAGCAGGCCGCGCGCCTCAAGAAATCCGACCCGACCGAATCGCTGAAGTACAAGAAGCGCTCGGACTCCTTCAAGATCGTCAACAACGGCACGTTCGGCAAGACCGGATCGCCGTACTCCATCGTCTACTCGCCGCGCCTGCTGATCTCGACGACGCTGACCGGCCAACTGTCCCTGCTGATGCTGATCGAGGAACTGCACCTGAACGGCTTCAACGTGATCTCGGCGAACACGGACGGCATCGTGACCGTGATCCCGCGCGAGCGCTACGGCATGTTCGCGTGCATCGTCGCGGATTGGGAGATGGACACCGGCTTCACGACCGAGGCCGTGCGCTACCTGGGCGTGTACAGCCGAGACGTGAACAGCTACATCGCAATCGTCGAGGACCCGAAGGAACCAGGCCAGGTGCTCATGATCCCGGATAAGGCCGGCGTGCCGCAGCCGGAAGTGAAGCGCAAAGGGCTGTTCGCGAAGGCCGGCCTGCAAGCGAAGCACGATCCGACGTTCGACATCTGTTCGCAGGCCGTGGTCGACTACCTGCTGACCGGCGCCGACATCGAAGAGACGATCCGCAAATGCACCGACTTCACGCAGTTCATCGGCGTCAAGCAGGTGGGCAAGGTGAAGCTGCCGGACGGCACGCAGAAGGAAGGCGGCCTGAAAGACGGCGAGTACCTGGGCAAGATGGTGCGCTGGTATCACGGCGAAGGCGAGCGCGGATTCATCGCGAAGCAAAACGGCGCGCGCGTGGCCGGCACGACCGGCGCCGTGCCCTGTATGAACCTGCCCGAGTCCTTCCCGGACGACATCGACTACGACTGGTATGTGCGCGAGGCGTACGCGCGCCTGGACGACATCGGCCTGCGCACCAAGAACCCGAAGCTGGAAAACTTCGGATACCGCACGCTGGTTCTGCCCGGTCAGAAGACCGCACACGTCGTCGACATGGCGACGCGCACGGCGCTGTGCGGCAAGGTCGAGAAGAAGGTGCGCGAGAACTGGATGGAACTGCACGACGCCGAGCACGACACGCGTATGTGCAAGACCTGTCGAGAAGAACGACCGTATGCAGAGGATGACGAAGATGGTGAAGATATTTGACCTGACGCCTGCGCTGGAAAGCGATAACACCAGCAAGGCGCACAAGTACGCGGAGAAGCGCGGATGGTTCACGTTCAAGGTCGAATCGCCGACCTTCAACGGCTTGCCGGATCGCTGCTACATCCGGCGCGGCCGAGTGGTGTGGATCGAGTGGAAGCGACCAGGGCGCGGCGAGAGCGGCCTGTCCGCGATCCAGGTGCGCAGGATCAGGGAAATGCGCGAGCACGGCGCCGAGGTACATGTGCTCGATGACCTGGACGAATTCAAGGAGTTGATGAAATGAGCGTAGTAGCGGACCATTTTTTGCGGCGCATCCGCGCCAAGTTCGCCGACGTGGAACTGTACCGCGAGCAGATGCACGGCTACCAGAACACCGGCCTCAAGTTCCTGAAAGAGAACCCGTTCTCGGGCCTCTTCATCGACATGGGCCTCGGCAAAACCGTAACCACGGCGACGCTCATTGCCGACCTGGTGGCCGAGTTCGCCGACGACAACCCGGTGCTCGTGATCGGCCCGCTGCGCGTCGCCACGCAGACCTGGCCGGACGAATTCAGGAAGTGGAATCACCTGGCGCACCTGAACCTCTCGATCATCCACGTCGACGACGACGATCCGCGCGTCAAGGCCGCGAGCCTGGCCGCAATCCGCGCGAAGCGGGCCGAATGCGCTGCGCTGCGCATGTTCAAGTCGGAGATCGAGAAGGAAGCGCAGGCGGCCGGCACGCGCGCGGCGGCGCAGATGCGCGAGGACTTGCGCGAGGCCGCTACGTTGAGCCGCGCGAGCGTGCACCTGATCTCTCGCGATTGGGTCGAATGGCTCGTGGCCTACTACCGCGTGCGCAAGCTGAAATGGCCGTACAGGACCGTCATCATCGACGAATCCAGCGGCTTCAAGGACCACAACGCGGCGCGCTTCAAGGCGTTGCAGGCCGTGCGCGATCAGCCCGGCTTCATCACGCGCATGCACATCCTGACGGCGACGCCGGCCGCCGAGAGCTACCTGCACCTGTTCGCGCAGATTTACCTGATCGACGGCGGCAAGCGCTTCGGTAAAGAGATCACGCGCTTCCGCGAGGAATTCTTCACCGAAAACCGCTACACGCGGAAGTGGAAGCTGCGGCCGGGCGCGGAGCCGGCGATCCTGGCGAAGATCAGCGACATCTGCCTGGTCATGAAGGAAGAGGACTATCTGCCGCGCACGCCGCCGCTGTTCGTGACACGTCACGTCACGATGACGACCGAGCAGATGGCCCTGTATCGCAAGATGGAAGCGGACATGGTGGTCACACTCGACGACGGCAGCGAGATCGAGGCCGAGACGGCTGCGGCGCTGTCGGCGAAGCTGCTGCAAATGGCGTCCGGCGTGCTGTACGAGACGAAGCTGGAACCTGGTGAAACCGACGAAGACGATCACGTCAAAATCCAGAAGATTCACCAGATTCATACGCACAAGCTGGAAGAACTGAAGCAGATCATCGAAGAGTCGCAGGGCCGGAACATCCTGGTCGGCTACCACCACCGCGCATCGAAAGACCGGCTGAAGAAGGCATTCGGCACCAAGATCACGTTCATGGACGCGGACGGCAAATGCGTGAAGCCGTGGAACGCCGGGAAGATACCGATCCTGGCGATGCACCCGGCGTCGGGTGGGCACGGCCTCAATCTGCAAAAGGGCGGGCACATCATCGTGTTCTACGACATTCCCTGGTCGCTCGAACTGTACCTGCAATTCATCGGCCGGCTCGCGCGCCAGGGCCAGAAGCACCGCGTGCTGGTCTACCTGCTGGTGTGCCGCGAAACGCTCGACGAGGCCGTCGTGCAGGCGCTCACCGCGAAGGAGGACGCGCAGGACATGCTGTTCCGCCTGATGAAGCGCATGCGGACGAAGCTGCGCAAGCTGCTGAAAGGCCGCAAGAAGGTGCAGCCGGAAGACGCGGATTGGGACCAGGTTGTCGAAATCCTGGCCGACACGAAGATGAGTGACGAGGTGAAGCTGGAAGACGAGATTGTCGACGACGTGAAGCGCTGGTACTACCATCCCGAGAGCGACAGCTACGCGCAGATGACGCTCGGCGAATGGGCCGTGTGCAGCGAGGCCGGCAACCTGGTCGAAGTCGACGAGTTGGACGTGCCCGACGAATTCCTGCTGTCGCACGAGCACTGCCCGCGCTGCGGCGATGCCGGTGGGCCGTGCGGACCTGGTTCCGACTGCTACGAGAACGACGAACTTTGACAAGCCGGGGTTTCGGCCCCGCATCATGTACTATCGCCGCTATTCAATGAATAACTGCGAGAGGACATGAGCGAACTAAAAACGCTGGTGGACTTCGAGGACATGCTGGGCCTCGATCCACCGCAAGCATGCCGAATCATCGGCATCGCCTATTCCACATACGCGGCGTACCGCAATTGCAGTCGCCCGCTTCAGCAATACCACCTGAACCACATCGAGGACATCGGCCGCCTGTCGCGCCGCGCCCTTACGCAACTTATCGACGAGCGAATCAATGGCAAAAAGAACTGACGCAACCGACGAAACCACGCGGGCAATTCTGTACGACGGGGCGAACCTCTCGCAATTGGGCACCCTGTTCCGCATGGATCACCGCGTCCTGGTCGAGAAGCTGGAAAAGGGCGGATGCAAGCCGGTCGGCGAGCGCAACGGCGTCAACATCTACGCGGTGCACGACGTGGCCCCGTACCTGGTGAAGCCGGCGTACGAGATCGAGGAATACCTGAAGCGGATGCACCACAACGATTTGCCGAAGCACCTGACGAAAGAGTTTTGGGCCGGCCTTCGCTCGCGCCAGGAATACGAGCAGAAGGAAGGCAACCTGTGGCCGACGACGCGCGTGGTCGAGGTGATCGGCGGCCTGATGAAGATGGTGAAGATGAGCATCCGCCTCATGGCCGACGCGGTGGACCGCCAGGCCGAACTCACCGACCGGCAACGCCACCTGGTGAAGTCCCTGGGCGACGGCATGCTGGAAGAACTGTACCGCGCAGTGAAGGAGGAATTCAGCAAGGCGCCGACGAATCCGCAGGTGATCGAGGATGCCGACAACGCAGTGTTCGCCGCGCGCGGCGGCGACCCGAAACACGAGGAAGACGATGAACTTTAATTCCGTAGAACAGATCGCGCTGTCGTGCGCGGAGATGCTGCGCCCGCCCGAGCGGACCACCGTGTCCGAGGCCGCGCACAAGTACCGGATCGTGAATTCGCCAGGCGCGTACGTCGGTCCCTGGTTCAACACGACGACGCCGTACATGGTCGAGCCGATGAACGTGTTCGCCTCGACGAACTACACCGGCATGATCTTCGTCGGGCCGGCGCAGTCGGCGAAGACGGACGCCCTGGTCATCAACACGACGCTCTACTCCATCAAGATCGACCCGATGGACATGATGATCGTGTGCCCGACGAACACGGCCGCGCGCGACTTCTCCATGCGCCGTATCGACCGCCTGAACCGCTACTCGCCCGAGATCGGCAAGATGCTGACGCCGGGCGCGGACAACGACAACAAGTTCGACAAGCTGTACAACACCGGCATGATGCTGTCACTGTCCTGGCCGACGCCGACCGAACTTGCCGGTAAGCCTATCGGCCGCGTGGTGCTCACCGACCGCGACCGTATGCCCGACGACGTGGACGGCGACGGCGAGCCGTTCGACCTGGCGATGAAGCGAACCACCACGTTCGGATCGAACGCGATGTGCGTGGCCGAATCGTCGCCGTCGCGCGAGGTGAAGGACATCAAGTGGATCGCGCGCACGCCGCACGAGGCGCCGCCGTGCGACGGGATCATCGGCCTGTACAACCGTGGCGACCGCCGCCGCTGGTACTGGCCGTGCCCATGCTGCGATCACTACTTCGAGGGTCGCTTCGAGATGCTGAAGTACGACCGCCGCGAAGGCATGTCGAACCTGGACGCGGCGGAAACGGTTTATATGGAATGCCCGAAGTGCGCGCACCACATCACGCCCGACGACCGCTACGAGATGAACCTTTGGGGCACATGGGTCAAGGACGGCGAGGCCATCGACCAGTACGGCCGGAAGTTCGGCCGCTCGATCCGCTCGTTGATCGCGTCGTTCTGGCTGCGCGGCGTGGCCGCTGCATTCGTGTCGTGGAAGAAGCTGGTCGTGATGTACCTGGACGCGTGCGACGACTTCGACCGCACCGGCACCGAAGAGTCCCTGAAAAAGTTCTACAACAACGACTTGGGCGAGCCGTATTACAGCCGGAAACACAGCGAGATTCGCCTGCCCGAAACGTTGAAGGCCAGGGCCGAACATTCGCTCGGCGAGCGCGTCGTGCCCGAGGGTGTGCGCTTCCTGATCGCGACCGTCGACGTGCAGAAAAACATGTGGGTCGTGCAGGTTTTCGGCATCATGCCTGGCGCACCGTTTGACGTGGTGCTCATCGACCGATTCGACGTGCGCAAGTCGAAGCGCCTGGACGACGAAGGCGATCCGCTGTGGGTCAAGCCGGCGACGTACCTGGAAGATTGGGACCAGCTTATCGAGCAAGTCATGGAGCGCGAATATCCGCTCGCCGACGACAGTGGCCGGCTCATGTCGATCAAACTGACGGCGTGCGACTCGGGTGGTCAGGAAGGCGTCACCGGCATGGCGTACCAGTTCTGGCGCAAGCTGGTGAAGATGAACCGCCATCACCGCTTCGTGCTCGTGAAAGGTGATCCGAAGCCGGGCAATCCGCGCACGCGCGTCAACTACCCGGACAGCAGCCGCAAGGACAGCAAGTCGGGCGCGCGCGGCGACATCCCGGTCCTGTTCTTCAACTCGAACCTGCTGAAAGACGACCTGGACGCGCGCCTGGATTGCATCGAGCCTGGCAAGGGCATGTACCGCACGCCGGACTGGCTGGCCGACAGCTTCTACGCCGAGATGTGCGCTGAGAACCGGACACCGAAGGGATGGGAGCACAATACGACCGTGCGCAATGAGGCATGGGACTTGTCCTACTATTGCATCGGCGTGTGCATCTCGCAGTACATCCGGGTCGATAGCATCGACTGGAATAACCCGCCGCGATGGGCCTCCGAATGGGATACGAACGACTTTGTGCGCTCGCCTGAAGAGGAAAAGCCATTCAGCGGTGGGGTAAAATCGCGATTCAATTTTGCCGAAATGGCTAACGCCCTAGCTTGAGGGAACCACTATGATTATCGCCACACCTCTTACACCTGAACAGCGCGCCGACCTGGTAGCGAAGCTGGCCGACGCGCGCAACGCGTATCACACGCTCGCCATCGGCGCACAGGCCCGCGTCATCGTTGACCAGAACGGCGAGCGCGTCGAATTCACCGCAGCGAAGAAGGGCGACCTGTACACGTACATCATGTCGCTCGAATCTCAACTCGCCACCCTGCCCGCTGCATTGCGCGTGGCCGGCCCGGCAGGCTTCATTTTCTAATCATGACAAAACCACGCACGCGCAAATCGGCCGCCGCAAGTGCCGATGTAACCGACGTGCCGGGCACCTCCGTCGTGGTGGTAGGCCCGCGCGAGAACGCGATTGGTGGGGGCATCGAAGGCGCCGCCCGCAACAGCCGCGAGATGATGACCTGGACGCCACCGATCATCTCGCCCGACGCGCAGATCAACCAGGTGAAGGAGATCGCCGATGCGCGCTCGCGCGACGCTGTGCAGAACGACGGTCTGACGACCGGCGCGATCCACACGCACCGCGACAGCATCGTGGGCGCGCAATACCGCCTGATCGCCACGCCGGACTGGAAGGTGATCGGCGCCGACGAAGCCTGGGCCGAAGCCTGGACCGAATACGTCGAGTCGCGGTTCAACCTGCTGGCCGAATCCACCGACAACTGGTTCGACGCTGGCGGCAACATGACCTTCACCGACATGATCCGCCTCGGCATCGGCGGCTTCGTGATGACCGGCGAAGTGCTGGGCACCGCCGAGTGGCTGGACAAGCGCCCGGAGCGCCCGTTCTTCACCGCGATCCAGATGGTGTCGCCGACGCGCCTGTCGAACCCTGACGGGCAGATGGACACCGCCACTATCCGGCGCGGCATCGAGCGCGACGAGTACGGCGGCCCGGTGGCCTACTACATCCGCAGCGCGCATCCGGGCGACCTGTATCCGATGGACGACATTCCGTACTGGAAGCGCATCCCGGCGCGCAAGCCGTGGGGCCGTCGCCAGGTGATCCACATCGCCGACCGCCTGCAACCGGACCAGACGCGCGGCATCAGCGACATGGTGTCCGTGCTGAAGCAGATGCGCATGACCAAGAAGTTCGCCGACATCACGTTGCAGAACGCGGTGGTGAACGCGACGTACGCGGCGGCCATCGAATCCGAATTGCCGAGCGACGTGGTGTTCGCGTCGATGGGCGCCGGTCAGGGTGGCCTCGGCAACGCGCTGGGCGAATACATGACGGCCCTGACGAATTACGTCACCGGCTCGGACAACATCGCCATCGACGGCGTGAAGATGCCGCACCTGTTCCCCGGCACGAAGCTGAACCTGAAGAACGCAGGTACGCCGGGCGGCGTCGGCACGTCGTTCGAGGAATCGCTGCTGCGCCACATCGCGGCGCCGCTGGGCCTGTCGTACGAGCAGTTCAGCAAGGACTACACGAAGACGAATTATTCGTCCGCTCGCGCGTCGATGGCCGAGACGTGGAAGTTCATGCAGTCGCGGAAAAAGACCGTGGCCGACAAGCAGGCGACGATGATGTACATGCTCTGGCTCGAAGAGGACGTGAACTACTTCAAGAGCGACATGCCGATGCCGGCAGGGATGTCCCGCGTCGACTTCCAAAAGCTGTTCTACGACCCGATCAAGCGCGAGGCGATTTGCTCGTGCCAGTGGATCGGCGCATCGCGCGGCCAGATCGACGAACTGAAGGAAACGCAGGCTGCGATCATGCGAATCAAGGGTGGCCTGTCAAGCTATCAGGAAGAGTCCGCACGTCTCGGCACGGACTTCCGCCGCACGTTCATGCAGCAGGCGCGCGAGCAGAAGATGATGCGGGCGCTGGGCCTGACGTTCAACCAGGACGCGACGCAGCCGGGCGCAAACGACGCGCAGCAGACGATGAAGGACAATAAGGCCACCGACAACAAGGAGGAAACCACCAATGAGTGACCAGGCCGCGCGTAGCGCACTTTCGCGAATGAACCTGCATGAAGTGTTCATCGCACACCATTACCAAGGACTCGCCGCCGACCTGGCGAAGATGGCCGCGACCGATCCGGCCGCAGCACGCGAGAAGTTCCTGACCGAGACGCGCCATGAACTGTGCGAGGCGTACGGCTTCACGCGGCGCGAGCAATCCAAGCCGTTCGCGTTCGCCGACGGCTTCGCGATCATCCCGGTTCACGGCACGCTCATCAACCGTTTCGGCGCGAGCTACGGCTACGTCACCGGCTACAACTTCATCCGCAATCAGCACAACGCGGCGATGCTGGACCCGGACGTGAAGTACATCGTGCACGATCACAATTCGTACGGCGGCGAGGCGGCCGGCTGCTTTGAACTGGCCGATGAAATCTTCGAGTCGCGCGGCGAGAAGCCGATCATCGCAGTGGTCGATTCCAACTGCTATTCCGCGTCGATGGCGCTGGCATCGTCGGCCGACAAAATCTTCGTCACGCCGAGTTCCGGCGTCGGCTCCATCGGCGTCGTCGCAATGCACGTCGACATGTCGAAGATGCTGGCCGATTGGGGCATCAACATCACGTTCATCCACTCGGGCGATCACAAGGTGGACGGCAATCCGTATGAAAAACTTGACCCGGCAGTGAAGAAAGAAATCCAGGCCGGCGTCGACAAATCGCGCGCGAAATTCGTTTCGCTCGTGGCGCGCAACTTGGGGCTAGACGAGAAGGTCGTTTATGATACCGAGGCGCGCACGTACCGAGCCGACGACGCATTGAAACTCGGCCTGGTGCATGCAATTGCAGTACCATCTGCGGCGCTGCAATCACTCATTGACGAGGAATCGGACGAAACCGACGACTCTGACGTTCAACTCTCGAAAAAGGAAACCACGATGGACCCGACGCAAGGCAACAACACACCGGCCGCAGGCCAACCGGCAGCATCCGTTCAACCGGCACCGGCCGCAAACGCTGGCACCGTCGACCAGGCCGCAGTGCAGAAAGCCGAGCGCGACCGCGTGCAGGGCATCCTGAACTGCGAAGAAGCCGCAGGCAAGTCGAAGATGGCGAATCACCTGGCCTTCAACACGAACATGTCGCTGGCCGACGCGAAAGCAATGCTGGCCGTGGCCGGCACGGAAGCCGCCGCACCCGCACCGCAGCAGCCGGCCGAAAGCGGCTTCGCTGCCGCCATGAGCCGCACCGGCAACCCGCAAGTCGGCGCTGACGGCTCCGTGCCCGGTCAAGCTGCACACGGCGGCGAGAAGCCGAATGCGGCGGCACAGATCATGGCCGACTACGAGCGCGCCAGCGGTATCAAGCTGGCCGACAAGGCATAATCCCGCCTTCCCCATCAACGCAAAACGGAGAATTGAATCATGGCTGAAATCGAACAACGCCCGCTCGATCCGAACTCGGACCTGGCAGGCTATTCCAGCGTGGGCTCGCGCCCTGGCCCGTTCCAACTGTGGATCGGCGGTGCGCCGGTCGTCACCGACGCCGCCATCGGCGAAGTCGACTTCCAGAAATACGAACTGGCCGCGCTGTCGGCGACCGGCACGCTGGTCCGCTTCGTGCCGGGCACGCACACCGCACAGCAGGCCGTCATCACCGCGCAACCCACGCTGGCCGGTCAATCCGTCCCGTACTGGAACGCCGGTAAGTTCAACCACGAGGCCGTCATCTGGCCGACTGGCACCGCCCTGGACACGTACCTGGAACGCAAGGCGTTCCTGACCGGCACGATGCTCATGGTCGGCCACCTGCTGTAAGCGCGTAGGCTCCCCGTAATCCCGAAAATAGGAACTCATAATCAAATGGACATCTTCGATCTCTACACGCTGCAACAGGTGCAGCGCCGCATCAAAACGGCACCGGCTTTCTGGCTGACCTTCTATCCCGGTCAGATCAATTTCGACGGCCGCAAAATCCTGTTCGAGAAGGTCTTCGGCGACGACCGTAAGCTCGCACCGTTCGTCGTGCCGAACGTTGCCGGCCGCCCGCAACGCCTGGAAGGCTTCGAGGCTTACACGTTCGAGCCGGCGTACTCGAAGCAGAAGGACATCGTGGACTACACCATGCACATCGAGCGTCAGGCCGGTGAAGCGCTGGGTGGTTCGCTGACCATCGAGCAGCGCCGCAACGCGGTGATCGCCGAACTGCTGCGTCGCCAGAAGGTGAAGATCAACAACACCTGGAACTGGCTCGCCGCCCGCGCGCTGATCGACGGCAAAGTCACCATCGAAGGCGAAGACTACCCGTCGCAACTGGTCGACTTCCGCCGCGATGCGAACCTGACCATCGTTCTGACTGGCGGCGCGAAGTGGGATCAGACCACCGCCGATCCGCTGGCCGATCTGCGCGAAGCGCGCATCACCGCGAACACCCTGTCGGGCGCTCGCATCCAGCGTTACATCTTCGGCGCGAACGCCTGGGAACTGTTCTGCCAACGCGTCGACCTGAAGGACATGCAGAACTCGCTGAATCGCGGCGCCGGCCAGCAAACCAGCGTCTCGCTCATCAGCGACGGCTACGGCGACACCGTGGAATACATGGGTCGCATGGCCGGCCTGAACGGTCAGGGCACGATGGAGTTTTGGGTCGACACGACCAAGTACATCGACCCGGAGACGGGCCTGGAAGCGTTCTACCTGGACCAGAACACCGTCGTCGGCGTGTCCGACATGATGCAGGGCGTTCGCTGCTTCGGCGCGATCATGGACGCTGAAGCCGGCTTCCGTCCGCTCGACACGTTCTTCAAGAACTGGCGCGAGCAAGACCCGTCGCAGGAATACCTGCTGACGCAATCGGCTCCGCTGATGGTCCCGAAAGAGCCGAACGCAACGTTCAGCATCAAGGTCGCGTAAGCGGCAACCGACCGGCCGGGTTCGCCCGGCCTTTCAACACCATCCTCATAACGGAGTTTCAAATGCCAATTCGTATCGCAACCCAAAAGATCATCCTGCACCGCGACGGCAAGCGCGTCGTCGTCCAGGCGAAACAGAAGTTCGATTTCACCTCGGCAGAGATGAAGGAAATCCAGGGCATCAATCAGTACGCACTGCGCCAGCCGATCAACGAACTGGCCGACACCACGCTCGGCACGGTCGGCGGCGGCGGCGGCATCACCAACCTGGACGAGACTGACGCCAACCCGAACGCGTCGACGCCGGCCCCGCTGGGTGCCGCAACGTCGCCTGAAGGCGCCACGCCGGCCGCGAAGGCGCAAGGCAAGGCCGCAGCGAAGACGGAGAAGTCCAAAGCTGACGGCAAGGACGAAGAACTGTAATCATGGCCTTCGACTTCGCAGCGGCAAAGGCCCGCGTTCATCGCATCGTTCACGACACGCTGGCAGTGGACGCCACGTACGAGGACGACGTTGTGACCGTGCCGGTGCCGCTGCGGGTTCGATGGCACGACAAGCTGGCCGCCACTGGTGATCTGAACGGGGATGGATACCCGGTCAGTATCGACACCATCGACAGGGTGTTTTTCGACGTGGCCGAACTGGTCGTCAAGAACGTGACGATCACTCGCGGCGGCATCGTCAAATTCACCGCTGGATACTTCGCCGGCCTTGTCCTCGTGATCGACACCCGCGATCCCAAGTCCGACGCCGCACGCGAAATCTGGCATGCGAGTCGAGACAATGGCAGATTCAATCCTTGATGCCGTCGAATTCTTTCAACGGCTTCCCGACGTAGCTGGTAAAGCTGCGACTATGGCGATCAACCAGGTCGCCACCCGAGGCGGGCTGAAACTGGCCCGCAGCGGAATCCTCGACGAGATCGCGTTCCCGAAAGATTACCTGTCCGGTGATCGCCTTCGCGTCTCCCAAAAAGCCACCACCGCAAATCCCGAAGCAGTCATCGCGGCGCGCGAGCGTCCGACGAGTCTTGCGCGCTTCGCCGCAGCCGGCACCACGCTCGGCAGCCGCGCGCGGATCGGCGTGCGCGTCCAGGTCAAGAAGGGCAAGTCGGTCACGCTCAAGACCGCCTGGCTCGTGCGCCTGAACAGCGGGAACATCGGCCTGGCCGTGCGCGTCAAGCCGGGCCAGCAGATCGCCAACAAGACCGGCGCTACACGCTGGCTCGTCCCGGATCGCGTCGCGCTGCTGTACGGCCCCTCGGTCGATCAAGTTTTCCGTTCGGTGTCCGAGAAGATCGCGGCACCTGTCGGGCGCATGGTCGGCGAGGAATTCCTTAGACAATTCACGAGACTTTCAATATGAATCCAGACCGTCCAATTCCCTACCGCCTGAAGGTCATCATGGCACTGCAAGACCTGATCGCTGGCGCATCGAAAGAGAACGGCGACGCATTCGACCTTGCCGATAAGGTCTTCCGCAATCGCATCCTAATTGGCGCCGAGATCACCGAGCGCCCGCCCGCCGTCGCCATCGTCGAAGCGCCGCGCGCGGACATCGCGACGTTCGCTGGCGAAGAGGCAGCATTCCGCAAGGACTACTGGACGATCATGATCCAGGGGATCGCTGCGGACAATCGCAAGGACACCGAAGACGACATCTACTACCTGTGCCAAGACGTTGAGCGCCGACTGAATCGCATGCAGGCCGAAACGCGGAACGGCAACCCGGAGTACAAAGAGCACTATCTGCTGGGTGGTATGATTACGTCCGTCGAAATCGCCCCGCCAGTTATCCGTCCACCGGAGGCCGGCGTAGCGAATAACGCGTTCTTCTACCTCGCCATCCGGTTAGGCATGGCGGCGAAGATCGGCGAGTAGCGCGAGCGCTCGCAATCCCGTTTTATCACCCTCTCATTTTGGAGAATTAACTATGGCAGGCGCAGGCAAACAGTATGTGATCGGTAAGGGCAAACTGCACTTCGATCAATTCGCTACCGGCACGAAGATCGGCATCGGTGAACGCTATCTCGGCAACACGCCGGAACTCACGCAATCGCGTTCCTCGGACACGCTGGATCACATGGACGCGGACGAAGGCTTGAACGTCAAGGACGAGTCGATCACCATCACCAACGACATCACCGGCAGCTTCAGCACCGACAACATCGAGCCGGCGAACGTCGCGCTGTGGTTCGGCGGTGACATCGACAAGTCCACCATCGTCGCAGCTACCGCCGTCGTCGAGCCGGACTTCGTTGCGACGCGTGGTCGCAGCTACCAACTCGGCAAGACCGCCGACACGCCGCAGGGCACGCGCAGCGTCACGAACGTGACCATCGCGACGATCACGCCGGGCGCGCAGCCGACCGACCCGGTGGTGGTAACGCCGCTGCCGGCACTGGACGGCAACGTCGACATCGACCTGGCACGCGGTCGCGTGTACATCGAGTCGGACGCACCGGACATCGCTGACGGCGACGTGCTGCGCGTGACGTACGACCAGGAAGGCATGACCCGCGAGATCATCATCGCGAAGGGTCAGGAAGTTCGCGGTGCTCTGCGCTTCCTGGCGACCAACCCGGTCGGCGAGCGCAAAGACTACTTCTGGCCGTACGTGAAGATCACCGCCAACGGTGACTACGCGCTGAAGGGCGACGACTGGCAAGTCATGTCGTTCAACTTCGAGGTGCTGAAGCTGGACGCGAACACCGAGCGCGTGTACATCGAATCGCTGCCGGCCGCAGCCGTTTAATAAGGACGCCCCGAAATGTCACTCAAAGACTTCAAGATTGCATCCGATGTCGTGACGTTCCGGGGCGGTTCGCTCGAACTGCGCGGACTGTCCTTGAACGATTTCTCCGTGCTGATGCGCGGCTACCTTCCCGAACTCAACAACCTGTTCAAGCTGTACGAGGACGAGGCCACGCGCGAGAACGCCATCTCGCAGTCGGTCAAGTTCGCCACGACGCTCGTGCAGGAAACGCCGCAGATGGTCGCGCAGATGATCGTGCTGTGCGCTGACGAAGACCAATCGCTGCTGTCGGTGGCCGCGCGCCTGCCGATCACCGTGCAAGTCGAGTGCATCCGCAAGATCATCGAACTGACGTTCGAGGAAGCGGGCGGCGCAAAAAAGTTCCTCGACAGCCTGGTGGGGATGGTGAAAACGATGGGGCCGGGCGCGACCGAGACACCGGCTTAGAACACCTTACCCGAGCAGAGCGATTCCATAGGTCGCTCCGCTCACATGCGAGCCTGTTGATGGCAGAAGGTCACAGGCACGCGAATGACTATCCGCTGTCGAAACTATGGATAGAAGCAGAAATAGCTCGCGAGCGCATCCACGGTAGGATGGCAACTGAAACTTCCCTACTGCATTCGGCCATCGTCGCGGTTCTCTCGCTCGATGGTAAGGGCGTAGAAAACTTGAACCGACAACTGCGAAAGCTGACCGATGGCTAACCAATCCCAGGACGTAGAACTCCGAATCAGGGCGACCAACTTCACCAAGCAAACTACCGACAAGGTGGTGGACGCCCTGAAAGAGATGACGAAGGCGCAGGACGCGCAGATCGAGAGTGCAAAGAAGGGCACCACGACTGTCGCGCAACTGGAAGCGTCGTACACCAAACTCGAATCGGCAGCGAAGGCGCTGCTGTCCCAGCAGTCCCTCACGAAGCTGTACCAGGCGCAGACTGCCACCCTCACCGAACTCGAAGCGAAGCTGGAAGCCGCGCGCAAGGCGCAGGAAGACTACGCCAAGTCGCTGACACCCGGAGAAGAACGAACGAAGGCGCAGCAGGCGGAACTGAACCGCTTGGGCAAGGCGGTGGCGTCGGTCGAGAAGCAGTACGAGCGCGCGCAGAACCGCGTCGAAACCACGTCGCAGCGCCTCGCGCAATTCGGCATCACCGCGTCCAACCTGGCCGAGTCCCAGCAGAAGATCGTGGCCGCCGTCAACCAGGCAAACGCCGCGCTCGAACGCCAGGAACACGCGATCAACACGGCCGACGCCGAGGCCGCCCGCCGCAAGGCCGCCGCCGATGCGATCGCGCAGCGCGAATTGCAGGTGAAGGTCGACAACATGTTCGCGCAGGCCGAGCGCGACGTGGCCGCCGCATTGCAGGCCGAGCGCACCGCGCAGATCGCCGCGAACCAGGCCGCCGCCGACAAGAACCGCGAGCGCCAGGTCGAGGTCGACGTGCTGTTCGCGCAGGCGCAGCGCCAGGCCACCGAGGAACTGAACAAGAAGACCGCAGCGCTGCGCGCGCAGCAGCAGGCATTGCAGAATGCCGCCGACGCGGCCGAGCGCATGAGCCGCAGCAGCGTCGTCACCGCGCGCGGCAGCACGCCAGTCATCACGCCGCAACTGTCCCAGCAAATCCGCGACATCCAGAACCCGGCCGACGCCGCCGTGCGCAGCATCGACGGGATCGAGCAGGCTGTCGGCCGGCTGGAAACCCGCGTCACCGCTATTCGCGGCCCTGTCCGCGATTATCGAGGTGCCCTGGAAGACGCCAGGCGCACGCAGGCGGCCCTTTTGGCGGTCGCCGGCCAGGTGGATACCTACCAGAACCAGATCGCGGCTCTACGGGCCGCTCGTTACGAATACACGCAGAACCGGACGGCGGTGAACAACCTGATCGCGGCGATGCGGGCCGGCACGGGCGGCGACGACATCACCACTCGCCTCGCAGCCGCGCAGCGCACGTTGCAGCAGTCCGCGCAAGCGCTGGGCAACCTGATGACCGCGAGCAGGCAAACGCAGGCAGCGCTGCGCGAGGCCGGCGTCGACACCGCACAACTCGGCGCGGCCGAGCAACGCCTGGTCGACCAGACCAACCGCGCGACGCAGGCGCTCAACTCGCTGAACGACGCCTACCGGCGCAACGGCGCGGCGGCCGAGCAAAGCGGCTCGCGCATCCTGTCGTTCTTCGGCGGCGACGGCGGCCGGACAACCCTGTCGTACGCGCAGCGCTTGCGCGGCGAACTGCTGTCCCTGGCCGCTGGCTTCGTGGGCCTGAACGCAGCAATCGACCTGGCGAAGAAAACGCTCGAAGCGTACAACGAGACGCAGGCCATCATGAACCGCCTGCTGGTCGTGAACAACGGCGACATGCGCGGCGCTGTGGCCGACTACAAATACTTGCAGGCCGCGACCGACCGCATCGGCGTCAGCTTCGCCAAAGTCGCGCCGGCCTTCTCGAAGTTCGCCATCGCCGCGAAGCAGGCCGGCATGAACAGCCAGCAGACCCGCTACATCTTCGAGGGCTTCGCGCAGGCGACATCGAAGCTGGGCCTGTCCGGCGTCGAGTCGGAACGCGTGTTCAAGGCCATCGAGCAGATGTTCAACAAGGGCAAGGTCAGCGCCGAGGAACTGTCGCAGCAACTCGGTGACGCGCTGCCTGGCGCGTACAACCTGTTCGCGAAAGCGGCCGGCATGACGACCCAGGACTTCGCGAAGGCGATGGAGCAAGGGCTGATCGCACCGTCGCTGCTGGTGAAGGTCGCGAAGGAATTGAAGGAGACGTACGGCACCGTGAACAACGGCGTCGAGAACCTGTCGCAGTCGCAGGCCCGCTTCGACAACGCGTTCAACCGCTTCCTGAACAACACCGCGAACGGTGGCTTCGTGCAGGCATACCAGCAGCTTCTCAACAAGCTGTCGACGATGCTGAACGACGGCACGGCCGACAAGTTCGCGACGCAGCTTTCCGGCGCGTTCGTGTCCGTGCTGAACGTGTTGGAATTCGTGATCGACAACTTCGACGCGCTGAAACGCGTGATCGAGGCGGTGATCGCGGTGAAGATCATCGGGTGGCTGTTCTCGCTGCCTGCCGCGTTCGTGGCCGTGCGCAACGAGGTGATCGCATTGCAGGGCGCGATGGTTGCGCTGAACGCCTGGATGGTCCGCGCAGAAGGTGCGGCGGCATTGAGCGCGGCGCTGGGAACTGGCGGCGTGGCCGGCGTCGTCGCGCGCCTCACGCCCCTGGTCCTGAACCTGGCGAAAGCGTTTATCTTCCTCGGCAAGTCGACGGTGGTTCTGGCGGCCGGCTATGCCGCGTACCAGGCGACCGGCGCGCTGCTGGACATGATGGACAACGGCATTCGCGAGAAGATCGTGGGCGCGACGAACGCGGCAACCAAGGCGTTCGAGGATGCGGCTGCGGCCCGCAAGAAGCTGGACGCGGCGACCGACGCCGAACAGCGCGAGACGCTGAAGAAGCAGTACGACGCGCTGTCGAAGATCGCGGTCGACAAGGCGAAGGAACAGGCCCGCCTGATCGCGAAGGCGCAAGCCGATGGCGTGAACTTCGATGCGAAGACGAACTTCGCACTGGACCAGCAGAAGAAGCGCGAGAACGCGGCGATGGGCAACCAGACTGCCGGCGACACGCCGTTCCCAGGCAACCCGGACGACAGCGCAACGAAGCTGGCCGCGCTGAAGAAGACCCTGGCCGCCGAAGACAAGAAGTCCGACCGCGCGATGAAGGACCAACGCCTGCGCACCGCGAAGGAGGAACTGGCCGAACGCCTGGCGATCATCAAGGAACCGTTCGAGGAATTGCGCGCGCAGCAGAAAGGCTCGATCACCGACGAGGCCAAGTACCAGGAAGCGATGAAGGCCATCGACGTATCGGAGGCGAAGGCCGTGGCCGCCGAGCGCGCGAAGTTCATGAACGAACAGGCCGAGAAGAACAAGACCGAAGGCGAGCGCCGCGTGCGCCTGGCGATGGAGATCAAGGACAAGTTGGACGGCATCGAAGCCGACATCGCCGCGAAGAACGCGAAGGCCGATCCGACCGAGCCGTACGAGAAGCGCCGCGCCGCGCGCGTCGAAAAGATCGGCCACGCCTACGACGAGTTGAACACCAAGATTCTCGCCGAATCGAAGGTGGCGCCGCAGCAGGCCAAAGCTGACGCGGCCCGCCTCGAACTGCTGAAGCAGCAGCGCCAGGTGCTCGAAGGCGAGAACAGCGACCGCGATGAAGCGAATCGCCTGGTCGACGAGTTCAACGACAAGCAGACCGTCTTGAAAAACACCCTGGACGAGATCAAGACCCGCTACGACGAAGGCCGCATCACGTCGCAGCAGTTCCTCGCCGAGTCGAACGAAGCGGTGCGCACGCTCGGCCCTGGAGTCGAGGAAGCCGGCCAGGCCGCGCTCAAGTTCGCCGCGAGCGTGAAGTCCGTGCTCAACCCGGTGGCGTATTCCAACATCGTCGCCTCGGTGAGCGCCGGCCTGGCGAAGTCGAACACCGATGCAACCGTCGCGAGCAACAACCTGAACGACCAGCAGGCCACGCTGAACCGCATTCTGGAACAGCAGCAGCGCGACATCGACATCATCACGGCGAAACGCAAGCTTGGCATCATCACGTCGTCCGAGGAAGCCGCTGAACTGAACAAGAACGCGGCCGACTACAAGGATCGCATTGTCGCCAACGTCGACGAGATGCTGCGCCTGTTGCAAGCAGCGCGCGACATGGGCGCGATCAGCGCTGACGCATTCAACAAGGCGGCGGCCGGCGCGAACCTGCTGAAGCTGAACACGCAGAACGCGCACGCGGCATCGAGCGACCTGGACAAGACCATCGTGAACAGCATCGCGAACAACGGCGTCACCGCGTTCCAGTCGCTCGCCGAGCAGATCGCGAAAGTCGCGAGCGGTTCCGAAAGCATCGGCGAAGGATTCCGTGGCGCGCTGTCGGCCATCGGTGCGTTCTTCTCGCAACTGCTGATGGACATCGCGCAGGCGATCATCAAGCAACTGATCCTGAATGCCCTGGTCCGCGCGCTCGGCGCATCCAGTGGCGTTGGTGGTGCGGCAGCGGCGGCAGGCGGCACCGTGGCAGCGGCCGGCGCGCACCGTGGCGGCGTGATGGGGCAGTCGCGCACGTTCACGCGCTCCGTGGCCGCAGCAGCATTCGTGAATGCCGCGCGCTATCACGAAGGCGGCATCCCAGGATTCAAGCCTGGCGAGGTGCCGGCCGTGCTGCTGAAGAACGAAGAGGTGCTGACGCGCGACGATCCGCGTCACGTCCTGAATGGCGGGAAGAACCTGGCCGCCCCGACCGATGGCGCAGGCAACCGCTTCGTCCTGGTCGACGACCGCGCCCGCGTGCCCGAGGCGATGGCGTCCTCGGAAGGCGAGAAGGTGACGCTGGTGCACCTGAAGAAGAACATCGCAACCCTCAAACAATGGCTTCGTTAAATCATGACTCTGCGGACTCCTTATGACTTTCCGACAAACGGCACGTACGGCGAAAAACTCGTCTCGGTCGCAAATCCCGTTGAATCAGCGCCGGGGCCGGCAACGTACTACCTCGCGCGGCGCATCAACTTTGACACCGACGCCGATTACACCTTCTTGCTCAGTGCCGACGACGCGGCAACGGTATGGCTAGGCACCGATCAACTGAACCTGCGGATCGTCGCGCAGTGCGTGATCGGCACGCCGACGAGCACGAATGTTCACATCCCGGCCGGCCAGTACCGGCTCGACGTGATCCTGCAAAACCTGCCGGTCGGGCAGACGCCGTGCGTGTTCACGCTGGTGATCCTGCGCGGCGACGTGGTGGTCTACTCGTCCGCGAAAGAAGGCTGGGTCCTGGACGACGTGCCGATCAACGACGCCGATCTGCCGCCCGGCGAGGACCCGCGTTACAGCATGCCGGTGTGGTCCATCCTGCCGAACTGGAAGGACGGGATCGTCGAGCGCCTGTCGTGGCAGACCGACGTGCTGGCGAGCGAGACTGACGCCGAGCAGCGCCGCTCGGTGCGCCGCAATGCGCGCCGGTCGTTCGAGGCGACGTTCCTGCGTCAGCGCGCGCAGGCGCAGCGCATGGACGCGTTCTTCAGCGGTGTCGGGCCGGCGACGTTCCTGGTCCCGCTGTGGCACGAACAGGTCAAGATGTTGGACGGCATTGACATGGAAGCGTCCGGCGTCACGCTGCCGCAGATTCACTTCCGCGAGTTCCGCACTGGCGACATCGTATTCGTGAACAACGGCGACCCGGACCAATACGATCTGCTGGAAGTCGGCGACGTGCAGGACACGCGCTTCTCGTGGGCCTCGCCGCCGCCGCGCGCCTGGCCGCCCGGCACGCGCATCTATCCCATGCGCGAGGCGCGCATCGTCACGCAGAACCCGAAGATGTCCCGCGTGACCGACACCGTGAGCACCGCGCAAGTCCTGTTCGACCTGGTTGAGCCGTACCAGGTCCCGGCATCGTGGGGTCCGCAGAACAACGGCCAGCCGTACTTCGCCTGGCGCGTCGACCGCGCGAACACCCTGGACGTGGAATTCTCGCGGAAGAACTACGTGCTCGACAACAGCAGCGGCGCGGTCGTCGTCAACGATCATGGCCGCTACACGACGGCAGTGGTGCAGGCGAATCTGCGGTTGTACGGCCGTTCCGATGCGTACGCGCTGCGGCAATTCCTTCAGATGGCGCGCGGCCAGGCGCAGCACTTCTACGCGCCGACGTTCGTGCAGGACATCGAGCCGGTCGGTGATACCGTGGCCGGCGTCGAGATCGAAATCTATTCGCAGGGGTTCGCGCGCTCGATGCTGCGCCCGCAGCCGAATCGCCGGCAGTTGTCCTTCCAATTCCGCAACGGCTCGCCGACGCTGTATCGCACGATCATCGACGCGCGCGAGAACCGGGACGGCCTCACGCTGGAAAGCGAAACGCTCGTCCTGGACTCGGCGCTGCCGACGATAAAGCTGGCCGACCTGAAGCGCATCTCGTTCGTGTGCGAAACTCGCTTCGCGCAGGACCAATTTGAAATCCACCATCCGACAAACGGCCAGGCAGTGATCGACGTTGCGCTGACACTGCGCCAGGCCACCAATCAGAGGACCGTACCAGCATGACATTCACCACCATCGAATCGAGCAACGAGCAGGGACGCCCGATTTTCCTGTACGCGTTCACGCTCGGCGCTGCGACCTGGCGCTATACGTCGAGCGACGCCGATGTGACGCTGCAAGGCTACAAATGGACCGCGACCGCGATCTCCGACAACGGCGTGAAGTTGAGCGGCGAGGCCACGGCCGACAGCCTGGAAATCACCGCGCCGTCAACCATCGCGCCAGCGCAGATGTTCCTCGGCACGCCGCCGTCGCAGGCGATCATGGTCAGCATCTACCACTACCACGAGGGTGACACGAACGCTGTGCTCGGATACGTGGGCGAGGTGTACCAGGTGAACCAGCCGCAACCCGGCACCGCGATCATCACCTGCGACACGATCAGCGCGTCGATGCAGCGCGACGGCCTGCGTCTCGGCTGGCAGCGCAATTGCCCGTACGCGCTGTACGACGAACTCACCTGCAAAGCGGACAAGGCTGCGCACGTAAAGCCGCTGGTGGTCGTCGACATCGTGGACAACCAGGTGTCGTTCAACGGCCTGGAAGGTGTCGACGACGGCACGTTCGACGGCGGATTCATCGAATGGGTGCATCCATCGCGCGGCCTCGAATTCAGGTCCATTGAGAAGCAGACAGGATCGACATGCGAAATGTTCGGACTGGCCGATGGCCTATACTACGGCCTGGCTGTCAACGCGTATCCAGGTTGTGCTCGCACTACCGCCGATTGCGTCGACAAATTCGACAACCTGGATAACTACGGCGGGGTGCCGGACCTCCCCGGCAAATCTCCGTTCGATGGTGATCCTGTTTTCTAAAGGACAGCGAACGTGCTGAACATCTATTGGGCGATTGCAATGATGGTGGCGAGCTATTTGATTAGCGTTGCCACCATGCCGAAACAACAGGGCGCGCAGCCCACGGCCTTCGAGGACATCGATTTCCCGCAGGCCGACGAAGGAACTCCGCAAGCCGTGTTCTTCGGCGATTGTTGGACGGAGGACTGGATGGTCCTCGCTGTCGGCAATTACAAGGTCGACGAAATCCACAACGCCGGCAGCAAAAAATGACGCGCGCTTACGTGCGGCATATCCGCGCGAGCAGACTGTGCATGCGGGGCGCGCGTGCATGGTGCGCTCGCCACAACATCAATTTCACCGACTTCCTTCAGAACGGCATCGACTGCGACGTGCTCGCCGCGACGGGCGATCATTTCGCCCTGATCGTTTGCAAGACTGCGCGAGAAGAGGAAGCGGCCGGGCAACAAGAAGAGGTGAGCAATGGGTAAGAACTCCGATCCGATTACCGGGTGGAAGTACAGCTTCGGTATTCACATGGGCCTGGGGCGCGGCCCGGTAGATTCGATTGTCGCGATCAAGGTGGGCGACAAAATGGCATGGCAGGGCGAACAGGCCGCATCCGGTTCCTTCCAGATCGACAAGCCGGACCTCTTCGGCGGCGACAACCAGGAAGGCGGCATCAAGGGCACGTTCGAGTTGATGATGGGCGAGCCGACGCAGACCGCCGTTGCCTCGCTGGTCGCGATGCTCGGGCACGCGCTGCCGGGATTCCGGCGCATGGTGACGGCGTTCTACAACGGCCAGATCGCATCGAACTCGCCGTATCCGAAAGCCTGGAAGTTCCGCGTGCGGCGCACGACGAAAGGCTGGATGAACGACGAGTGCTGGTATCCCGAAAAGGCGCTGATCCAGTTGGACGGCGATCCGGTGACAACCACTGTGAAGCATCAGCACGTCGAACAGATTCCCGCGCATCGCTGGCAGTACCAGACCGTGACGGACAGCGTTACGACCACCGTTACGTATCCGCCGATCCACGCGATGAATCCGGCGCACATCATCTACGAATGCCTGACGAATCGCGAGTGGGGGCGCGGCCTGCCGGCATCGTCGATCAACACGGCGTCGTTCACCGTGGCCGCCGACACGCTGGCCGCCGAGGGATTCGGCCTGTGTCTGAAGTGGTCGCGTCGCGACAGTCTCGACTCGTTCGTGCAGTCGGTAATCGATCACATCGGCGCCGCGATCTATTCCGACCGCGAAACGTCGCTCATGACGATCAAGCTGATCCGCAAGGATTACGACGTGGCGACACTCCCGGTCTACACGACCGACAGCGGCATCCTGGAAATCCGCGAGAACGCAGCATCGAGTCTCGGGCCGGCCGTCAACGAGGTCATCGTCTCGTACACCGATCCGGTCAGCAACGAGACGCGCACCGTGAACGCGCAGAACCTCGCGTCGCTTCAGGCCACGCGCGGCGTGTTCAACTCGGTGAAGAAGGCGTACAGCGGCATCCCGACTGCCGTGCTTGCCCGCCGCATCGCACAGCGCGAACTGCGCCTGAACGCGATGTCGCTGCGCCAGTTCACCATCACGTTCGACCGGCGTGCGTGGCGCATTCCACCGGCCGGCGTCTTCCGCATCCAGGACCCGGTGCGCGGCATCGGCGACGTGGTGGTCCGCGCCGGCAAGATCGAGGACGGCACGCTGACCAACGGGACCATCACGATCACCGCCGTGCAGGACGTGTTCGGCCTGCCGTCCGCGTCGTTCATCGGCAACCAGCCACCGAACCCGGTGAAGCCGGACAACGCGCCGATCCTGCTGAATCACCGCGCGTTCGAGGTTCCGTACTTCATCCTGGCCGGCTCGATGTCTCCCGCCGATTTCGCGTACGTGGCGAACGACGCCGGCTACATCGGCACGGTGGTCGAGAAGCCTAGCGACCTGTCCCTGGCGTACAACCTGTACGTGAAAGACGGTGCTCCGACGCCCGATGAATTCCCACCTGAGAATCCCTAAGACATGGCAAACGAAGACTACAACAAGAAGGGCAACGGCGCGTTCGCATCATCCGTGGCGCTCGATGCGCCGCTCGGCGTGTTCGACACGACGTTCACCTACACCCGCTCGCGCCTGTCGCGGCCGGACGTTATCAGGCCGGGCGTGGCCGCACTCGTCGGCGACGAGATCATGCGCGTCGACGCCGTGAATGGCAGCACGATCACCGTGAGTCGCGGATGCGCGGATACGGTTCCAACGGCACAGCCGGCCGAAAGCGCCGTATGGTTTTTCGACACGTCGACCGTGGGCACCGACCGCGTGGAACGCTCGGCCGGCGAGGTGGTGTCGGTGAAGGCGTCGCCGTTCACCATCGGCGGCGGCGGCGTGCTCCCGGCGAACGTCACGCCGGACGAGGTGACGTTCAACTGGCGCGTGTTCCGGCCGTACCCGCCCGCGCACGTCATGGTCGACAACCAGCGCTTCACGACGCCGGCCGTGCTCGACGACAGCAACGACGGCATGCACGTCACCTGGTTCCACCGCGACCGCGTGTTGCAGGCCGACCAGCTTGTCGGACACGACGATGCAAGCATTGGCCCCGAGCCGGGCGTGACGTACACCTTCCGCATGTATCACCCGATCACGCACGCGGTCGCGCGAATCGAGGAAGGCATCATTGGCGACGAGTTCACGTACCGCCGCGCGCAGGCACTCTACGACCTGGGCATGCCGACCGAAGTGCTGACGCCGATCTGCACGCTGACATCGAGCCGCGACGGCTTCGAGGCGTGGCAGAACTACAGCATGTCCGTCGAAGTCCACCCGTCCGATACGCCGCTGCCGGCGAACGTGATGTCGTTCTCGCAGGCCGTGATCGAGACGCCGTACGCGGTGAACGTGCGCCACAGCGTGGCCGATCCGACGACTGACCATGTGCTCGCCGTCGCCGCGCGCCCGGTCGACCGCATGGCCGACAAGTACGAACTGTTCGTCGACGGCGCGGCGGCCGGCGCGGGCCAGGTGTTCTTCACGCCGTGGGTCGCATCCGACTTCCGCCTGCCGGAACTGGAAACCATCGTGAACGTGCGGTCCTCGTCGCTGTACGACGGCGTGTCGCTGGCCGGCGTGCAGGTGGGCCAACTCGCGCTGATCG